TATAATATAATAATTAAAAAAGACCCCGCCGAAGCGGGATCTTATTATTGTTTTTAACCAATAGCAATTGATGTAATTGCAGGCATATCTACTAAGATAGCAGGGCCAGCAGCACCATTACCTTTTTCGATAGCATCATTTACCGCATCTCTGATTTTACTAAAATCACTTTGAGAAGGGTAAGTTACAGTAGCTAAATCTGTGTCAGTAGTAGCGTTTCCTATCTCAAGAGTAATAGCAGTAGCAGTTGGAACACCAACATGTACTATATTATCACAAGGTAGTAAATCAGCTTTTCCACCGTTAGTAGTCGCAACTTTTGCAAATTTTATATATCCCATTTTCTTTATCTTTTAAATGTTAATAATTATATAGTTGACTTAAACAATACGAAGTTATTCGCAGCTTGAGTAACTAAACATCTTTCAGATAAGAAGTGTACTTCCATAGCGTCAAGAGCAGAAGTATAAGCACCACCCACAGAACCTGTGATCCAGTTTTTATATCGTCTGTCATCAGTTTGAGAAGCTCTATATCTTACGTGTAAGAAAGGACGTCTAATGTTTGATCCTAACATTTGATCATAAACAGTAGTAGTACCAGCAGGAACCATAACACCGTCAATATCTTGTGTTAAACCTCTAGTAGTAGCATCGTTTAAGTATTTCCAGTCAGTTTTGTAGAAGTCATAAGAACCTCTTCTAAATCCTGAAAAACCAAAGTTAAGTGCCATTTCTGACTCATTGTCAAATAAACCATAAGAAGCAGCTTGTGTACCAGCATAACCTCCGCCAGCCATAGCAGCAATCATATCATCAAAATCCAAAGCAGTAGCTCTGTTTAAGAATAACATGTTTTCTTCAATAGCTCCTTGCTTATCAAGTTGCTTAAGAATAGCATCAAAATCACCTAATGCACCAGCTCCAGGAGCAGCAGCACCAGCAAAATTTTGCCATACATTACCTCTTTCTTCAATAGCATCAAACATACCTTGAGTACCTATTGGAGCAACTCCATCAGTACCAGCATCATTTAACGTAAACTGAGTATCAGCAAAACTACTAGCGTAGTTAGCATCAGCAACACCTGAACCAGTAGCAGCTTTAACACCTTCAACACAAGTCATTTCTAAGTAATCTTCAAATCTTAATCTTGTTTCAGACTCAGCTTTTAGATACCACATGTAACCTGATGTTCCATCTTCAGTAGCAACTTCGATCCAACCAATTTGAGCAGCATCAGAACCTGATACTTCAAATTTATCTTTAATGATAACTGGATTGTTTGCATAAGTTTTTGGAGTAGGCTCAATAGATCCAACCATTTGGCTAGTTCCTTTTGCAAATTCTGAACCATAAACAAATAGTTTTAATCCAGTAGTTCCTAATCCAGCAGCTTGTAAATCAGCAGCTTCATAAGGTACAGCAGTAATAGTTAAACCACTTATATCAACAACTAAAGCTTTTACAGTAGTAAAGCCGTCAGCTATAACGATAGTTTGATTTAATCTTACAGCATTGTTTGATCCAGCAGGTAGAGTTAGAATATTAATATTACCTCCAAGTCCTCTTGTAGCGCCTTCATAAGCAATGTGTAATCTATTTTGCTCAGACCAAATTACTTGATCAGATGTCATAGGCATTTCAGCGCCTACCATTCTCAAGAAAGCAGATAAAGTTCTGTTTCCGTATCTTTCTACTTCAGCTTCGTAAAGCTCAGGTAGATATTGTTGTGTCCAAGTCGAAAAGTTAGCATCGTGAAAATTGATATAGTTATCAACCACAGCTTGTTGTTTCGGCATAGGGACAATTGATGGTGGAAACGCTCCGCCACCTGCAGAATTGTCTAAAAATCCCATTTTATATTTTAGTTTTAAGTTTTATTTTTTTATTTTATTTATTTTTAACTTAGAACTTGTATCACCAGAAATAGCTCTTACTTTAAAACCGTTTAAATAAACATCACCTGGAACTTCTGTTCTAGCATCTTTGCTTATGTTTTTTGATTTAGCAGTAATATCTTTTACAGCGTCGCTTTTACCTTGCTCATAAAAATGAGAGGCAATAGTGTCGATGTTTCTAGCTCCATATATAGCTTTGTGGTATGCACCTGGATCATTAACTGTACCATCTTCGTTTAAGAACTTCTTAATAAATGTTGTTAGATCAGATTGCGCCTCGGCAACTTCATTAGCATCTTTAACACCATATCTAAATTTCTTTTCACCAACTTCGAAATCAAAACCTTTGAAATCATTAGTGAAATAATCTTTAGTTGCAGTTTTAAAGCTCTCATGACTTTGCTTTGCTACCTCTTGTTCTTTGTTATATCTATTGAAAAAATCAGTTGCTTTTTGTTGTTCTTGAGTAACGCCCGGTCTCAACTTGATCTCGTCGTAGTACTTCTTTTTCGTTTCCTCCAAAAAGCTTTTGGCTTTTGCAATTTCTTCCTTATAAGCAAGTTTCTTTTTCTTTTGCTCACGTTCCTCAGCTTCTTCAGGATCAAAGTAAAATTTATCTTCTAATATAAAATCTACTTCTTCTCTGTCTAAGTGAGGCTTAGTCTGTTTATAGTATTCTCTAAGTAAAACATCTTCATCAACATTAGTGTAGTCTTTACTTAATCTAGTATAGTCTTCTATTGTTCCACCAGTTTCTTTCATAAAGTCAACAAGTTTTTCTACGTTTTCAGGTAAATCTATTTGTTCAACTACTGGCTCAGGCGTTTTTACAACTGGTTTTTCTTTAGGAGCTTCTTCTTCTGTTACTTCATTTATAACAGTAAACTCTTCTTCTTTAACCGGCTCTTTTTTAGCTTCTACTTTTTCTTCAACCTTTTCTTCTACAATTTCTTGTACAACTTCTTCAGTTTCTTCAGGTTTTGTTTCTTCTTCTTTTTTAGTTAAATCTACTTTTGTAGTAGGTTCTGTTTTAACTAGTTTTTTAGGTTTCTTTTTAATTTTAAAGTCACCTTGTTTTAAGGTTCCATCAGGAGCCTCTTTTACTTCTTCTTTTTCTGACATAATATAATATAATAATTAATAATTAACCCATTCCAAAAGGATTGAGCATTGGCATAGGCTCTTCACCAGGCGTTGGCTGATCTTTTTCAGTTGCGCTTGTTTCAAAGCTTGTTGGTAATAAATCGTTTTGTCTTTGGTCTATTAGTTGAGATTGCTGAGTACCTTCAATACGCACTCTTTCATCTTTACGGTCTTCTATTTCTTTTTCTTTTGTTTTCATACCATTAACCTCCATTTGTTTTAACTCTAAATCAAACTTATGTTGTTGGTTCATGATCATTATTTTAACTTCAGCTTCTTGTCTATATTTCTCAACATCAAACTGTACTTTAGCTTGTTCAAACTGTACTTTTTGTTCTGTAAGTATTTGTTGCTTTTGAGTTTCAGCTAATGCTTGTTTTTCAGCCGCTTCTGCTTGTGATTGAGCTTGCTGCTGTATTTGTTGTAGTTTCATAGCTTGCTCAGCCGCTTGCTTCTGCTGTCTACGTTGTTTTAGTAGTTGATTAGCTAATGTTAAATTTTTAACTTCTCTAATATCTATAGCATCTTCTAGGTCAATACCACCAGTTTTTAAAGCTATTTGTATATTTTCTTCTAATTTAGCTTTTTCTTCGTCGTCTGGCTCAAGATCTAAAAATATACCAAAGTCGTAAATGTTTTTATCCATTAACTCTGTTAACGTAGAAACATTAAACTTAGTTATACTAGTTTGTAAAGCCGATCTAGTCAGCGGAAACATTAAAGCATCACCTATTCTTAGTGATATGTTTTCACAGTTCTTAAGAGTTAAGTATAAACTAGCTTGTAATATATGTCTAGTAGCTGTATTAGAATTAGCCGCGGCTATCTTCTGCAAACCTACTAATGAGTTTTTATCTGGACTACTAGCATCTCTAGCTTCATTTAATCCCGTTACGTCTCTAATAAGTTGTAGGTAATATTGGTAAGTTTGTATAAGACTTTGTATTTTAGCTCCACCTGATCCACTCTGTAATTCTTGTATTGGAACTTTACCTGGGTTCATGTCACCGTCTTGAGTGAATGATCTACCAACAATAGAACCAGTTTGAAAATACATATTTAAAGCTTCTTGAGGATTATATGTAGTACCATTACCTAAATCTACTTCGGCTAAACCGTCTACATCCATATAAACACCGTCAGGAACTACTCTAGATAACACTTGTTGCAGTTTGAGATGTGTTAGCTGAATCATATCAGCAAAACCAGTTATACGATTGACTAATGAATCTATACGTCCTTTATACATCCTAGGAGCACATATATTATAATTCATATTTACTTTAGTAGTATCAGCACCTGGTCTAGTCATGTTTTGAGCCATTTCCCATCTTAACATTTTAGGGTGACCTAATATTTTAACGCCTGTGTATAATACTTCTATTGATCTAAAAGCTTTTGTAAAGTTAATTTCTTCAGGTGGATTAAAAGCATCTGTTTTTTCTAATGCTTTTTCTAAACCATTTGGAGTTTCTTTTATTTTAAATACTTGATTAGTAAATGTTTTGTATTCAAAATATATTACTTGTATTTTATCATCAAAATATCTACCCTCTGCATCGTTTCTATAATTAGAATTACCTGGATACTTGCTTATTTCCTTTAATTCTTCAGGTGTCAGCATTGGAAATTGCTTTTTAAGTTCAGCCATGCTAAGTCCTTTTACCTCACCAACGTACCATATGTCTTCAAAGTTTGGATCTTCTGTATATGAATAAACTAAATTAGCAGGGTCAACATAGCTAACACCAACACCTTCTTGTAAATTAAACTCAGTCTTAGAACACGCAATGCCTAGAACTGTTAAATCATGATTTAATCTTCTTCTAACTAAATCATATTTATTATAATCTAAAACATAATTAATAGCTGCTTCTTGAGCTATTTCAATACCTTGTTTATAATTAAGCTGCATGTATACAGATACCTCATCTGGGTTTGTAGGCATATTTGACTTTCCTCCACCAGTTGAAACATCTAAACCTAGTTGAGCTTTTGCTTTAGCTATATACTCTCTAGCATAAATATCTTTCATTAAGCCTTGAATATATGCAGATCTTTTTCCAGTAGAAGAAGGATCTTGAGCATAAGCTTTAATATCGTAGTTCTTTTGAGACATACCGTTTACGACAATGTCTACGAATTTAGAAATAATAGGAACAGGCGTCCAGTCTAGATTTAAATAAGATAAGTCACCATTTATAGATAGTTCATCTTTATACTTTTGAACAGACTGTTCTCCTCTAGCGTATAGTCTTAATTGATGGAAATTGTTGTAGTTAGTAGCAAATCTATATCCTCCAGCTCCCGTTCTAGTACCACGAAACCATTCGCCTTCTATGGCTTGACCTACTTTTAATCAATAGTCATAAGACGCTTTAACTGCATCAGGTACTACCTGATCCGGAAACGAACTTCCATAACTAGTTTCTATCATTTATTTTGTATTTTTGAAACAAACCCATCATTATCATATTTTTTAAAACTTAAATTAACAGGTTGTTTATTCTTAATTGCATTAGGTCTATAATTGTTTTTGTTACAAGCCATGATTGCTAAGCCAGAGCTAATAGTTGCATCAAACTTTGTTCTATTATTTATATTAAACCTAGACCAGTCTTGTAATGTCTTTTGATGATACATATCTCCAAAAGAGTCTTTTAATATACCTACATAATTTTCTATATAAGCTTCTATAGCAGCTGCGTGAGCTTGCTTAATATCTTCACTTGAATTAGGTATTCCACCTATTTCTTTTTCTGTAACAGATAATCTATTCCACAATTTATCAGGTCGGTTCATACTAAACCCTCTGTAACCTCTTCTTCTTAAATAGTATAATAATCTAGGTCTGTTATTTTCAGCTAGTATTGGCATACCATAAAAAACTAATGACATTAAAACTTCTTCAAAAAATATTTCAGACGTTTCAGGTCTAGCTATATATTCTAAAAAGAAATGGTTAGGCGGTGCATCCTCCATAGAGAATTTAGTTAGCCCATGTAGTGCTCCATTAGAACCTTTACCATCAACAGTGCCGCTAATATCGTAAGAGTCACAGCCAAAGGCTCCAACATGCTCGTTAGCGGGGTATTTAATACCATTTTTAATTATAATTTTATTTTGCAAGTTGCTAGGCGGCACCC